TATATATTATAAACCTTCTTCAAATTCTCGTATTTTATTGTTTGATTTGTATAACTCAACTGTATCTCCAGTATATGGCAACAAAGCATCAGTTACTCTTTGAATAACCTCAAGACATTTGTCTTGAAGTTCTTTTTGAAATTCAACATCAAATTTAGAATTTGCAAATTTATCGACAAAATCAATGTATTCTTGCAATTTATCTAAACCATTGACTTTAGTATTAATTTTTAATATCTGTGTCAATTTTATATGTCTTTTCTTTAGATATTGGTTTAACTTCTTTATTTACAACAGGTTTATCTTCTACAATTTCAAATCTACCTGTTCCAATATAATCTGCAGCTAATGATTTTTTAACTTCAATTACAGCTCCATTTTTTTTATCTTTTAATTTTACTAATTCCATAATTAGTCCTCCTTTATAATTTCTTCAAATAATAGCATTATTTTGGTGTTTTGAGGTTTAAATGCTCTAACTAGATAGTTGGCATTATCTCCATTATTTTGTTCACCTTCAGGCGTATTTCCGTACAAATACACTAAATCAAAATCCCTTATTTCTTTTGCTCTGTGATAATCTATTAGGCAACTACAAACATTATTTCTGGTTTCTCCATAGGCTTTCATATAGTCCTCTAAGTTTTTCCCAGTTAATGGTTGATAATTTACTTTGCCAAAGAATACAGGCTTACTATAATTAACTATTTCGTTGTTATAGTCATCATAAGTTACAGATTCTTTTCTAGCAACATACATATCTTTATTCCAGTTTTGAAATATATTCTTTGAATTATTAATCATTTTCATCACTTTCTTCTGATATGTAGCCGATTATTTGTTCGATTTCACCTCTAAGCTCATTGGAAATATATCCGCTATCTCTAGTCCATGATAATCCATTTTCTGAATAAGATTTTATTCCTTGATTACCAATTTGATTGTATAGTTCCTCACAACATCTTAATTGCCAGTTTTTATATTTTGCTGGCAATTCCATATTTGAATAATCTTTATAAGGATACCTTAAAGATAGTGCAATAAATTTGCTATCTTCTAACAATCTTTCAATAAACAATTGATATGTTGTCATAGAATCAAATATTGATTCATCAAAAGGTATTCTTTCTTCTAATAATCTTGCACTATCCATAAGCATTTCTCCTTCTATATTATCCTCTTGAAATTATACGAACTACAGGGATTAATTTGTCGTCAACATATTTTTTGTCAACACCAGTTTCTCCATTGTTTACTAACTCCCAGTTTGCACCATTTGCAAATTCAGAATTTGTAGGTGAAACATTAGTAGTCTTAGTATAAGAAATTAATGTTGGAACAATCATATATCTTACTCTTGAGATTAGGTCAGTTTGTCCGCCTTTTGTTTTAGCATCTCTAGCTAATTCAGTAGGAACTTTAACTCCTAAATCTTCAAATTCAAAGAATCCATTCTTAAATACATAAGAAGTATAAGCAGTATATTGTTCATAATAACTCTTGCTTGATGGATTTCCACTTGGATTTTCTACAGCAGTGTAAGTATATCCAGTAGAAGCATCTCCACTTCTTGTATAATAAGTTTTTCCGGCTTGAACAGTAGTATCTGTACTAGCTTCGTAAGATTCAACAGCAGGCATATCGTCATCTACGATAACTAATTTACCATTGTAAGTTCCAATAGTTAAATCTCTTTCAATTCCGTCAGCATCAGTATATTTTAAGAAGTCAATTAAATTTAATCCTTCTAAGTTAGTAGATACTGCAGAATGAGTATACATAACTTCTAATTTAGCTTTTTTATCTCCTAAAGCTTTTTGTGAAGCTTTATTTAAAGCGTCAGCACTAAGATTTCCTTTTACTTCGTAAGTATGTTTGTCAACAAATGCTGCACCAGCAGTGTCGCTCATTGAGAATATTCCTGATAAAATGTCTAAAACAACTCCTTGTTTAATTTCATCCCAATATTCTTTTACTTCTTGTGCTTCAGCCATGAAGTTTTCACCAGTTATTTCGCTAGTAAAATCATATTCTCCCCATGCGTTAGCTCTACCAAAACAAATTTTAGTTTGATAGTAAGTATCTCTTTCGTTTGATGTAATATCAGTGTTTCCATCATAGTTTACTGGAGTTCCACCGATTCTTCCTTTGATTGGTTCAGTTACAAAGTAACCACCAGCTTGTTCGCTCATTTTTGATTTATATTTATTTACTACTGTAAATAAAGCATTATTGATTAGAGCGTTTTCTTTTGTACTTTCAAGAGTTTTTAAATATCTTTCAAATACATTTTCGTTAAAAACTTTGCCTCTATATTTTGATGGCATAATATCTCCTCTTTCCTTTTTTATAATTTATCTAGTATGTCTGGATTTTCTTCTATGAGCTTGTTTTGTTCGTCAGCAGATAAGCTTTGGAATTTATCCCAGTTCATAGCTTCATCCTTTTGTTCAACATTTGTAATAGTAGGGCTTATATCTAAATTAGATAATTCCTCTTTAGTTTTCTTTGCCACAGTATCTCTCATAGTATCAAATTTGTTTTTTAGATTATTTGCTCTATTTATAGTAGTTGTTTCATCATCTGATACAACTAAACTAATAGTATCATCATCTAAATCTAAACCTGCTAATATTTCTTTAGCTTTGGCAGTATTAACAATTATTCTTGAGTTTTTAAGATTTGTTTCAATCTCTTTTTTTTGTTCTTCAAGCTTTTCTTGTTCTGTCATATTAGCTTTATTAATATCATCAAGTTGCTTTTTGATGCTATCATAATCACTATATTTACTATTTTCACTTTCAAGACTATTTACTTTTTCTTCAAGGCTTTTTACCTTTTCGCTTTCAACATTATGATAGTTATTTAGTAAATTAGTAATTTGCTCTTCTGTAGCTCCTTCCCCTAATATTTTTCTCGCTTCATCTCTGTTTAAAACCATATTATCTCCTCCTTAACGCACAGTTGTTATCGGACAACTGACAAACCCTTTAGAGATTAATGCCAACATTTGAAAAAGCTCAAATGTTTAACTTATACAAGGTTTCTACCCTTTGTACGATACAGCAATATATATTATTTTCTTTCATTTGTCAAATTTATATAAAATAAACACTCTATTGAGTGTTTATTTCATATTTAGCATTGCTAATATTTTCGTCATCACTTACTTTGCTTATTTCGCTTGATTTATCAAAGTTTTCCTCAGCTTGTTTTTTGTTTATTTCATCTTGTACCTGTTTTTGTTCTTCTAATAGCTTTTCTTGCATCTTAGTTACTGCAACTGGGTCTGAGAATAAACCAATTACAGAGTTTCTTATTTCTGGTGGGATATTAGCAGTAGCTAGATTTAATAAGGCTTGTGTCTTAACTAATAAGTTATCAGATAAATCTCTACTAAATTTAATATCTATATCACTTACCTTAAGTTCCTTAATTCCAGAATCAGGATTATTTTTACATATTTTTAATATTGTCTTAAGAACTTGTCTATCGCTCTTTTTAAATGATTTTTCTTCGTTTTCTATTCTTACACTAGCACTTGTAAATCCTTGCCCTGTTAAGAATCCTTTGCCTGTTTCAGCATTAGCCAAGTCGCCGTTGCTTGTTGCTTCTGGTACACTTAATATGCTATGTAATGCACTTATTTTTCTTAAATAGTATATTTGAGTATCTAAAGACTTTAATCTTGATTGTAATAACTCAACAGATGCTTTCTTTTGGTCTGTAGACTTAATAGATACAGCACCATATTGTTTTATTGCATCCATTCCTTCTTTTGTTACTTCTGCATTTGTAAATACCATAATTGCATTAACAAAAGATTCAATGTCGTCTTTATCTAGGTTTTCAACATAGTTAATATCATCAAAAATGTCTTTTCCTATTTCTAATAAGCCCATTCTTCTTCTATTAAAGTAATATTCTGTTACAACATGGTCTTTAACTATAATTGGTTGGCTCTTTCTTATTTTTAAAGCTCCATCTTTATTATCAATTATATAATTTGTTGTTTTTGTATAAACATTGTATTCTGAATAATACTTTGTTTGAGGCTCTTTCTTTCCTGTATCAGGATTTACTTGTTGAACAATATATTTTTTGCTTGTTTCAACAAAAGCAAGTAATTGTTCGTGAGAAGCCGAACTTGAATATACAACTTCAGTATTAATAACATCAAGGTTTACTATATCAAATGGAGCTTCGTCATCTTCGTCCATTGGGCTACTCCATGTATATCTAAATCCTCTACCCACAGTAAATATATCCTCATAAATATCTTCGTCTTTTTGGTCTTTATCTTCAAAAACATTATATTGATTTAATTTTGATATTTCTTCAGAAGGTACATCGCTTAAAGGAGCATATTGAATTGGTTTACCTAGCAAATAAGCTTTTTTAAAGTCTTGAATTGCCCATGCCCAGTTTTCAACTCCCTTATTGTTAATATCTGTTCTTGTTAGTTTTTCTTTATCTTTAATATCTTGAATACCATATAAATAATCTTGTAAATATCTTATTTCTCTTTTGTTTTGCTCATGCAAATCTATACTATTGTTTAATATGTCTAAAACTTTATTATCAATTTGATTTTTATTTCCTTCTAATAATTGTTTTTCAGTATAATTTGCATAAATAACTTGTCTACCATGTGTTTCCATTGAACCACTCCATTTCAAAGTTTCCCTTTATCTACGATATACGAATATATAATAAATTGTTTTTTTTGTCAAATTTCCTAGAAATATTCTCTAACAAAAGGCATTGGCTCTGCAATTTGTGGCTGAGAATTTTCTTCTATTATTTCGCTACAGAACATTGCTGCACTATCTGGAGCGTCATCATTTGCGTTCATTCCTTCAGAATTATAGCTTGTTAAGTTATTCATAAACTTACCCATATCACTATTAACGCCATAAGCATTTTTCTCTGGGAATACCAATACTTTCTTAATTAAGTGCATTTCGTTAGTAATACGAGCAGCCTTATTTTCAAAGTTGTATTTTTCTATAATTTCAGGAGCTACTACGCCTTTTTCTTTACAAATTCTCTCTATATTTGATTTTAATTCGCTTGTAACATTGGATTCTATTACAATTAAAACGACATTATTCTCAATTATTTTATCAACTATTGGTAAATACATATCTTTTGTTGCTGTTCTGGTAAATAAAGCGTCTTTTAAATAATAATCAAACATATTATCGTTTTGCACCTTTGTAAATATAGGCATTGCAAAGAAGTCTTTACCACTTTTTCGTGTAGCATCGATTACAGCATAAGTTCCCTTATAATCTGTTTCTGGTATTTGATTGTATTGTCTTAATTTATCATAACTAAATACCAAAGACTCTGGATTTGTCGGTTTTTGTTGAAAGTTTGTTTCCCATAGATATTCTTCCATATTTGCTTTTTCTTTAAGCAATTCTTGAGTGGATTTTAGCTCTGGGCAGGTACTTTCATTAGTTTCATAGTCTAATGCTGGCACCTGAATAATTGCACAGCTTTCATCTTCACTTATTAATGTAAATGGATATTTAGGATGTTTCTTAAATTTATGTTCTTTCTTTAATTGCTGTATTTTAAGGTCAATATAGTCATTACTTGCCCATAAAGTACCTGTAATACATACTTTAGGCGTTTTATTTTGAACAAAACGCTTTTCCCATACAGTAATAGATTTATTGTAATAATACTTGTTTAAAGATTGATTCATTGCCTCTTTATAGTCCGGATACAAGTCGTCAATATGAATTGATTTACTAGCTCTGGAACCTACTACATTGGCTTGAGTTGTTTTAGCATAATAACTAAAAGGAAGTTTACAGGTTTTTAATTTCCATTTTTCATCAGTTTCTTTAAGAAAAAAGTCTTTATCTTCTTCGCTCCATTTCATTTCAGGAAATACTTCACCAAAAGCTTCGCTTTTTATCTCATCGATTACAGTTCTAGAACCAGATTTTACGACATCATCGTTTGAACATAATGCAAGTATCGCACCAGTATTATTTATTCCAAAAGTCCAAGCCTCGCTTATCTTTTTAGGGTATGTTTTACCATATCCAGAAGGGGCGTTAAATATCAAAGTAGTAAACTTGGGATTACACTCTAATTCTTGCAAATAATGAACATAACCACACAATATGTTATATCTAGGCTCAAAGAACTTCTCTTTTTCTGGTTCATCCCATTCACGATACACCATATAATGCTCTAAAGACGCTCTAGCACCTAGTTTATAGGCGTTTTTAAGCATATTTTCGTATTCTAGCTTATGATTATCGTTTGTATCTATTACAAGAAGCAAATCTAGTATAGGAATGAACCTTTTTATCACTAATTCGCCTACTACCTTACGATTATCATAGCTATTAAACAAATTAGTTAAATCCTTAACCATTTCAAACACATCTTCATAAGGTATTTTCTTGCCATATTTGTATCTGTAGTTGTTTTCTAGTATGGTTAATAATTCAATTATCGCCTTATAATATTCGTTATTTTCTTTCTTCATATTTATTTCTTCTTTTCTGCATACATTTTATATTTTGATAATCTTTCAGTTATTCTTTCCATATCCGGCTTTTCGGTTATGTTTATATTAACTCTTGGTTGCTCTTTTTCCACCAATTCGTTTTGAGCTTTCATTTTAAATAAAGTTGTACGCTCTCTAACAACGCCAAGTTGGCTCATTGTAATATTTTCATCACCTATTTGGTCATATATCTTTTCTGCTATTATTCTCATATTTAAATCGCTACTATTACGATATGTTTTAAGTGTATAGCTAGTAATTCCTGCCAATTTGCAGAATGAAGTCAAAGAACTAGGAAAATAACCTATTTTATCATTAACTTCAGCCAATATATCGCAATAATAATCAAATACTAGAGCCAATTTTTCAGCATTATACTGCGGTTCTTGGTTCTGAATAGGAATTATAGATTTAAAGAAGTAGTTATTAATAACTAAAGGGTTCATATCAACTTTATAATCTATAGGAACGCCTTCTTTATCCCATTTGCAGGGTTTTGTACGCTTATTAGCATATTCTACCATTTCAGCTACCAATTCTTCTTTTTTCTTATCAATAGCAGCCAACATATTGTCTACTTTTCCCTCTGTATAAAATTGTTCTAAATCTCTTAATTCGTTTTGAGCGGCTTTTTGTATTTCTAAATTTTCTTCTTTCTTTGCCATTATACCCTCCACTTTATAGTAATTTTATCATTGTTTACAAATATAGTCAATTTGTGCTATAATTATTATAGTTGGAGGCTAACATGACCACACTTGATAAATTAACAGAATTATCATTAAAAGAAAACACTTTAAAGAGATTAATCGACTCTAAAGTCTTTTATGACCTTAAAAAAAGAACAAAGCTTTACAACGAATTAAAAGAAACGCAAAAAGATATAAAAAAATATAAAACGCTTTTAAAGTTAGAAAGAGAGTTAAAAAATGCAAATAACAATACCGATAGAACCAAGAACGAAAAAGAATAGTCAGCAAATTATATTTGTTAAAGGAAGAGCTATGATTTTTCCAAGCAAAAAGTACAAAGAATATGAAAAAGCTTGTGCAGAATATATGCCAAGGTTAGAAAAGCCAATAGATTATCCGGTTAATATAAAATGCACTTACTATATGGGAACTAGAAGGAAATGCGACTTAACAAACCTTTTAGAAGCTACAGACGATATTCTTGTTCATTATGGCGTATTAGCAGATGATAATTATACAATAATTGAATCTCACGATGGCAGCAGGGTATATTATGATAAAGAAAATCCAAGAACAATAATTGAAATAGAAAAAAAGACCGATTAAGGTCTTTTTTTATGGGAGGTTATTTGCTCTTACTATTTTCCAATCATCTGTCCTTTTGGCTAGTTCACAAACATAAGAATTACCGCCTAATTCTCTATATACCTTAAATTCATTTGCCCAGTTTTGATATATATATTCAGGAACAGCTTTTTTCTTCTCATATTCATAATATGTGTTTGTTAAATTGCTTTGTAGCATAATCATCAAGGCTTTTTGGGAGAGCTTATCCTTTTTGTTATAATTTCTTAATAAACTAATCAAATAACCCATAATTAAAGGAACCAAATATTTTACTATAACCAATAATATCTCCTTAGTCATACAATCCCTCCTATACTACAGTTGGGAATATATCACTTCATTAGTATTTTGTCAATTTTTCAACATCGTAATCAGGGTTGTTTAAATATTCCCAAACATTGCATTTAAAAGAATATGACATACATCTTGAGTATACATACCATTTATAAAGCTGTTTTTCTAAATCATTACAAGTCATATATAAGTATCTTATGGCTTTTTTTTCTGCCAAAAAATCTTCTTTGCTGTAAAATTGCATCTCTGTTCTTATAAAATCTACAGCTTCTTCCCACTCGTAATATTTTTCAGTTCCTTTTCTTAATTCTCTCATTTCTTAGTTTTTCTCCTTATTAGTTTATTTCCAAATTCCTCCAATGTAGGCGTTATACTATGCACCTGTCCTTTATCATCAAATTCTATATCAGCCCACCAGCAGCTTTTATCCCCACTGAACCCCATGCTTCTTACATAAGGCGTAATATCTTCTAAACATCCTGTTTGGAAGCAATGCGTTTTATCTTGTTTCATATAAAAAGCTTGGTGTATATGCCCAGTTTGTAATATATCTGGTCTTTCATTTAACGCTATTTGGTCTAAAATTTTCTGGATTTTATAGCTCTTAGCATAGGCGATTCCGCCAGAGCCGTGGAATAATCGAACATCAAGGTTGCCTATTTTAACATTTCCAACATCTGCTCCTAAGTATTCAATGTCGCTTCTCTGGTTAGCTATTGCCTTTACTATCTCGCTTCCATTTGATTTATACCACCAATTATCGTGATTTCCTTGTATTACATAGGTTGTACCGCTAAATTGCGGGTATTTATCTACGCAATAATCAACTTGTCCTTGATAGCTTAACTCTTTTAATTCGTAATTATGTTCAGGGCGAGAATTATTTTTGCCATCTGTGAAATCCCCAGAGTGAAGCACATATTTTACGCCTTCATCCTCAGCTTTAGCATATAAGTATCTCAATATATCCAATCTATCGTATTTTGAACACAAATGCGTATCTGAAATAAGCAAAAGTTTTAATTTTTCCATATTATATGGAACTTCGTATGTTTTTTCTTCATTTGCTGGTTTCTTAAGCATTATTATTTCGCCATTTACATAATCACACAAGAAGCCTTGCTCTTTTAATAAAGTTACAAGCCCAATTACTTCATAATCCTTTAATTCTAGCTCATTACATATTTCTTTTAGACTCCTTTTTTTTCTTATTAGATATTTTAGTTTGTCTAGTGTTTCTTTTTCCATCTTTAAATATTATCCTTCCCCATATTTCATCTTTAAGAATATTTAAGACAAATAAAAAGGCGAAAATAGCCCCTAGAACTATTACCGCCATAATTTCAACAAATATAATACCTATTTTCCCCATAAACATCCCTCATATTCTGACATTATTATAACACATATTTAATTAAATGCAAACAAAAAGAGCCAAAAGGCTCAAGCATAAAAATAAAAAGGGTTCTAAAGTGCCTTATATAGCACTATTCTGGCGGAATCGGGAAAAAGAAAAAAACAGAAAAACATAATTTTAAAGTTTTTTGGAAGTCCACCAGAATACTGCCAAAAAGGCAGTAACAGTATGAGAGTTCGAGCTGATTTTTCAACTCGATATTATTCTATCATAACAATAAATTTTTGTCAAATAAGCAAAAAAACATAGTTTTCTATGCTTTTTTGGAGGTACTTATATAATGAAATTATATAATTATGAGAAAGTGGCTAGCTAGAGCATAGGAAAGATAGGTGTATACTATGACCCTAGCTAGTAATTAAATTATAATCTTTCCTCTGTCTATTGTCAATGTTTTTATGTCCTTTTTAGGAACATTAAGTCTTTCCATTTGATTATAAGACAAGCTTCCTTCTCTTGGATAATTATAATGATACATTACTAAGTTTGAAAAAAACATAGACGGCTTCTTTTTTAGAAGTTCTCTAAAGAACTCGCCATCTTCGCCGTATTGCTTTCCAACAATAAATCTTGTATCACCTATAAGACTTCGTTTAATAAATTTAAACATACCTACTCTCACTTTATAATTATGTCTATTGGAAACATATATATTTTTCTTATTATCTTCCATATCATAGAAAAGCATATCAGCTTCATTATAATACTTATCACATATCTCGTTAAAGACATTAGGATAAACATAATCGTCAGAATCGATAAATATTACATATTTACCAGAAGAAGCCTCTAATCCCTTATTTCTGGCGTAAGACACGCCCATATTCTTATCATAAGTGATGATTTGAAGTTCAGGATAGACCGCTTCTTTATATCTTTCTAAAGTATGCAATGTTCTATCTGTTGAACCGTCATTTACAACTATAATCTCTGTGTCAGCTCTTTTAGGAATAGACTCTAGGCATCTATATACCAATTCTTCCTGATTATAAACTGGGCAAACAACCGAATATTTTATATTTTTATCCATCTAAATCCTCCTGCACTTTTTATTTTTCCAGAGCAAGCTTTTCCAATGTCGTTTTCTTGAATATCATTAATTAATCCCGCTTCTCTTATACTATTATAAATAATATTGGTTTCTAAACACAAAACCTTTTTTCTATGCTTTTTAGCCATTCTTTCGTTTCTCGTTCCATAATTAATGTTATATGCTTGAGTACACCACTCAAGATTAGTATAAATATTGTTTTCCTTGTTTTCGTCTATATGATTAACAAACAAATCATCAAGGTTTATATTTTTTCTATCTTCGTAAGGCATACTTTTAAAATTTCTTTTATCCGGTATAAATGTTTCAGCCACCATTCTATGCACAAATATATGTTTTGCTTTTTTGTCTATATAAATAGTTACTCTTGGATAACCGCGACTATCTAATTCTTTTTTTAACATTTTAGGATATTTAATACATTTTATCATTGAATGTCCATTAAATCTATCATATTCAACGCCCATACTTTTAACATTTCCAAAATTAGAAACCATATAATTTGTATCTTTATATTGTTCCCATATTTCTTCACTAAATTTCATCTTTTACCTCAAAACTTGACTTTTTAGGGAATTTCTTATCAAGGAATGTTATCATATTAGCTCTTGTTATACCATAATCATCTAATTGCTCAGTATCATTAAAGCAAACTATATCTTTATCGGCATAATTATCAAAATTCACTGTACTTTTTAGCGTACAATAAGAGCAATTACGATACGGATTACCTAAAACAGCCTTCTTACATATTTTTAATAAATCACTAAACATATAAGGACATAAATTACTTTGATGCCTAAATTTACTTACTATATTCACATCAAATATATCTCCTCTATATTCTCTTAGTATTTCTTGTTCAAAAGATTTATTTCTAGCCTCTGGAAGATGATAAATATTATATTTTACATTCTCATCTTTCATAAACTTACTTTCAAACCTTAAATTATTATTTAAAATGGCATAAAACACGCCGCTAGAGCCATTTAATATGCTTTCCCCATAATAATTGAAGGGAAGTCTATTATCTTCGTGTATGGGCTTATTTTCGATAAAAAATCTATCTTCGTCAATAGGATTTAAGAAGTAATAATCATCATCACACATAATATAATTATCTGACAAATCAGGAATATTACTTATATACATAGCTATTGTCATTGCATTAAAGGTTGGTAGTAATTCTTTAGGTATATATTCTTCGTGATACACCACTCTTAATTTAGGATTGGTTGTATCCAACCATTTAGGCACATGATTTTCATTTTGTACTACTAAAAACACCTTATTTACCCAAGGACAATTATTTTCTATGCCTCTAAACCAATATTTAAAGCAATCCCATTCTCTTGTTCTTTCTTCTCCAAAAGCCTGTCTATTAGTTTCTTCTGATTTACCCTCCTTAATCTCTTTTTCTTTCCAATATTGGAAGTCTTTACGCCATTTTTCATCTCTTTCATTAAGATAAGTAACGACAATGTCAATTTTATTCATATATATCCTCATTTCTACTAGCTCTCATTATGATACTATTAGGATTTACGCCATAATTATATACATATATGCCATTAAACACGCCTTTTTTATGTTTTTCTAGGTCAAATACCCTTCTTACGAACTCTGTATCTTCACCATTACCCATATTTTCATCAAATCTAGCACCATTTATGGTTTTTACTTTAAAAAAGCATCCTGCTACACCATTTCGTATACAATTACATTGCCACTCTCTTTGTTCTTTAGTACCAAATACTTCAATACCTGATTGTATGTATCTACTATCTATTATATCATACTCGTTTTTCTTACATTCTAAGTACGCCAATTTACAATAATCATCACTTATACTATCATCTGCGTCTAAAAAGCCTACATAATCGTAGTTTTTAAAGTAATCTAGCCCTATATTTCTACTAGCACTTACTCCCTTATGGCTATTATGTATTATTTTAAACTCTTTAGAATATCTATCTAGCCACAATGTGTTTCTTCCATCATCTATTACACATACCTTTACTTTACTTTTACCCCTTTTTATTGTTTCTAAGAGCCATGCCATTCTTCTTTTTGCTTCCTCACTATTCTCATAATAAGGAATTATTAACCCTACTTTCATATTCCCTCCACTTTTTCTAAATTATAGCACAAAAAAAGACATATTTCTATGTCCTTTATGTAAGAGGTGTACTTATATGGGTTCTTTATAAGCACTGTACTAATGATATATGCTCCACCTTTCCTTATTTAGCCGACAGTCGTAAGTTATTTCACCTCGTGTCATATAAGAGATTTTGATTAGTAAGCCCATAAATCTAATGCTTTTATATATCATCAGTACATTACCTATAAAAGGTAATGCTTCAGATTCGTTGCCGCTAATGGTCAAATAATAGCAACAAGTCGTGATGGTTACACACAAGCTTATTGTACCACTTCTGTATCTTTTGTCAATCTCTAAAATATCTTTTTACTATATTTTCTATTATATCGTGGCTATTCGCTACTATATCGCACACCATTTCCTCATCATAATTCTTTTCTGTATGTGTTATACACTCACTTATAAAGCAATGTGCTAATTCGTGCATTAATGTCTTTCTTTTTCTATCTTTAGGCAAACTTTTATCTAAATATATTACGCCTTGATAATGATGACTAGCTCCATAATACACGCCTGTTTTTAAATCTGGTATTTCTACTCCTGTTTGTGTATCTTCTTCTTGTCTTAGTTCCTTATACTTTAGTTGGCTCACTTCTTTTATTGTATATTTTATTCCATTCATCTCTATTTTCATTTCTTACCACCACATATACCAAAATAATTTATGAAACATATCAAATATTTCATCTACTATCTTTATCCTTTCTTCATCCCAATCGTCTAATTCTAAAAAATCATCGCACAAGCTAATTAAATGCTCTATTGCTTCTCTTTGCGTATGACCATCTATTATATGAAAATTTAATTCTACCATTGCTCCTGCTTTTTTTATGTATTCTTTACAATGGTATCTCAGCCAATGAATAAATTCTACATTTAAATTCCAATCTGTATCGCAATCTTTTAGAAACTGGCTATTATGTTTTTTCTTAAACATCTTTTTTTCTCCTTTTAATTTATTATACCACATTTAATTCCAATGTAAATTTTTTATTGGAGTTGGGTGAGAGGGTAAGTATCGGACTTTGTCTTTTCTATATCGGGGAGTGGGTAGTGTCTATGTTTATTAACGATAAATAGTAAACATTAAAAAAACAACATTATAATTAATAATAAATGAATCGCTGAATCAATATTTTTTTATAATTAGAAAAATAAAAAAACTAATTACTCTATATAATAATAACTATAACAATAGTATAATTAATTAATATAAATAAATAATATTAATAAAATAATAATATAATAACTATATATAATTAATATATATATAATGCTATACTATATATATAATATATATGTAAAATGTAAATATAAAAAAATATTAATATAATGCATTGACAAAATATATTAATTATGATAATATATAATTGTCTTAAAAGAAGACAAGGGAAAAGAGAGGAAAAGGAAAAAATGAAAAGATACAACGTTATTATTCGTAATAGCAATGGCACTATTGTATATGATGACACGTTTGATGCTCATAGTTGCAACGACGCAATAATAAAAGCAATTTGGGGCGACCATTTAACAATACAAGACGGCGACACTATAAAAGTTGAAGAATATTAATTCTTCTATAAAACCACCGAAGCAAGTTGCAAGTCTTGTTGAAAAAGGTTGAGCATAGAAGAAGGGAAAAGAAAAAATGGAAAAAATGAAAAAAAATGCAGAAGAAGAAAAAAGAGAGGCAATGACAAGATTACTCGACATATTAAAACAATGCAAAAATGAAAAAGACTATAACGGAAACAAAAAAGGCGTAAAATTAACCTTTAGTAATTTAAAGGCGTCAAGCAGTGGCATGAGTAGAAAATTTAATATTCATGTTATTACAAAAAAAGGCGAGCTATTAAATATCACCTACTTAATTAGTAAAGTTATGGGCGAAACATTTACAAGCGACGGCTTAATGCGTGTCTATGGTTGTGGCATGGATATGTTGTTTAATACTTGCTACGAGCTCAATTGTGCAATTTATAGATTAAAAGGGCACAAAAAATACAATCATGACATAGCTTATCATGGGTTTGTTGATACAAGCTACAATCTATTATAAAGAGGTAAAAAATGACAATAACTAGTATTTATGAACAATTAATTGACAAGTATTATGATTATTACTGTACCGTTTACTATGAGTTTATTTTAGAGGCAATAAAAAACACTCTAGACGACTTTAAAAATAAGTCAAGCTATACAATAGAAGACATACACAAAAACATTATAGAAAACTATATATAAGAGGCAAACAATGGAAAATAAAAAAGCTTATATCATTTATAAAAAGAATCAATACAATAATGATTTTGAGTATATTAAAGAATATTACGACATAAAAGAGATTCAAAAAGACTATAAACTAAAGAACAAAAAAAGCATATATAACTATATAAAAGAATCAATAGAAGATAATAAGAATTTATTATTTAGTCAATATTTAATTATTAAAGAAGAGTTATAATAACTCTTTTTTTATTGCTATAAATAGGTAAAGCAGCAAAAAAGGGCATTTTTAAGCTGTTTAAACGGCTTTTTGTTGTTTTAATATAATAACATTAGACAATATAAAAACGTTAAAAAAAGTATATTAAAAAAGCTATATTATTTTTTTAGTAAAAGTCATTAATAAAAGAATCTATATTATATAATCATTATGTATTAATCAATTAATATTATTTATATTATTATTTTATTATTAATTAATAAATATATAACTATTAATGAATCAATACAAAAAGCATACATTAGTTCGCACGCACAAATGTTCGTACATACAAAAGTTCGTGCGTACATTAGTTCGTGTTCTTCTCTACAAAAAAGAACAGGCAAAAATCAAAAACTTCTCTAGGCAAGACAGAAAAACTTCTCTAGGCAAAAAGAGAAAACTTCTCTTATATATAAGAATCAAAAAACTTCTCTTTATATATACACGAGAATCAAAAATCTTCTCTAAAATGCAAAAAGTTTTTCAAAAAGTCATTAATAGAGAAAATCGTATGCTAATATACAAGCAAGAAATGGAGGAAAAGAAAAAATTATGGAAAAGAAAGATTTATGGAAATTAAGACAA